GTCGAAGCTTGGCGTATTCGAGCAGCGGGGTCGGCTGTGGGATATAGTTCGCGTCGAGGGCCCGGAGGGACGCGGGCTGGTGATGCGCCCGAGGCCGCCATGACCGCGCCCGCCGCGTACCTCGTGTTTCGCGGGCAAGTGGCGACCGAAAAGGGCGTCACCACCACCTGGGAGAAGCGCCTGGAACGAGAGGGCATGCGCCCGCTCGACTACGACGACGGCGCCGGCGGCATCAAGGTCGGCAACCGCGGCAGCGGCAAGCTGCTCGACGGCCTGCGCGCGTTCGCTCGCGCGTCAGCAACGGACCGACTCGAAGCGCGGCGTGCAGTGCTAGCGCGGCTGACCGACGAGGGACAGCGGTTCAAGCGGCTGGGCGAGCTGTCGTCGCTCGAAGAGCAAGAGCGCTGGGCGAGCGAGCATCGCGTCTACTCGCTGTACGCGGCTGGCGTCGGCAACCGCTCCCTGTCGCGCCGCACGGGTCTCGGACGCATGACCGTGCATCGGCTGGTCGCCGCCGTCGAGACGCGATACCACGACGCCCCCCAGACGCACGTGGACGCGCTGGTGGCAGCCTGCGACGCGACGACGCTGGTGCTGGTGTTCGCGCTGCTGGAGCGAGCGCTGGCGGCACCTGGAGAGGTCAAGGAGATGCTCGCGGCGGCACGTGCGGTGCCGGCGATCCGGGCGCTGGTCGAGCCGGATGAGGTGCGCGACGATGGCTGACAAACCGACATTCACGCCCACGTGCGGAGGTGAGAAGTGCCCGTACTGCACGCCGAATCGGCGTCTCAACAGGCTTCGGCGCAGGAAGCGTAGCCGTGGCTGACACCGCGGCTGCTGCAACCGTCGGCCAGCCGGGTCACCCGAACCTCAAGGCCGGCGCCGAGGGGTGGAAGGCCGGTCAGAGTGGCAACCCTACTGGCGTAAACAAGTACCTAGCGCAACTACGCGCAGCCATTCAGGAACAGGAGACGCCAGAAGAGGTGTGCAAGGTCGTCGCGGCGATGCGCGAGGACGCCAAGAGCGGCAAGAAGTCCGCGCCCGCAGCGGCCAAGGTGTACCTCGGCGCGGTGGGCCTGAAACTCGACGGCGGCGAGGCGACGAAGATCGACCTGTCGGACGCGCCTCCCGAGACGATGGAATACCTGCGCAGGAAGATCCCCAATTGACCCGCTGGTAGCAGCGTTCCGCGCCGAGAAGGAACGGCGCGCACGGCGGGAAGGGGCGCCAGCCTTCCGCGCTGACGCCGTCTGCTACCCGGACCAGCTCGCGTTCGTCCGCAGCGTCGCTAAGCGCAAGGTGCTGCGCAAGACACGCCGCGCCGGTGGCACCGTGGCGCTGGCGACGTGGTACCTCGAGGGCGCGCTCGAGCCGCCGTACGCGAATCAGCTGTACGTGACGTCGACGCTCAAGAACGCTAAGCGCCTGATCTGGCCGACGCTCAAGAAGCTCAACACCAAGTACGCGCTGGGCGGCGTGCCCAACGAAACGGAGGCGTTCATGCGCTTCCCGAACGTCGAGAACGAGCCGGTGATCTACCTGGGCGGCGCGAAGGACAAGGAGGAGATCGAGAAGATCCGCGGCTACGAGGGCGGCATCAAGCGCGCGGCGATCGACGAGGTACAGGCGATCCGCGCGAGCATCCTCACGACGCTGGTCGACGACATCATCGAACCGTCGCTGTTCGACTACGACGGCACGCTGTCGCTGGTCGGCACGCCGGGGCCTGTCCTGGCCGGCTACTTCTACGAGGCCGACGAGGGCGAGCAGCGGCACGCGTGGGAGCATTTCTTCCTCGACATGCGGAACAACCCGCATCTCAAGACGAAGTCGGGCAAGGACCCCGAGGCCATCCTTGCCGAGCTGCGCGCGCGCCGCCGCTGGTCGGAGGACAACGCGACGTACCGCCGTGAGTACCGCGGCCAGTGGGTGACGGACAGCGACGCCCTGGCGCTGCACTACGACCGCCAGCGCAACGCCTGTGATCGTCAGGACGCGCCGGTGCCGGGGTGGCGCTACATCCTCGTGTTCGACATCGGGTTCGACGACGCCGACGCGATCGGTGTGCTGGGCTGGGCGCCGCACGACCGCCGGCTACACCTGGTCAAGGAACTGATCACCCGCAAGCAGGGCATCACGGAGCTGGGTAATCAGCTCAAGATGCTCACGAAGGTGTTCAACCCCGAGCGCACCGTCGGCGACCTGGGTGCCCTCGGCAAGAAGATCGGCGCCGAGCTGCAGAACCGTTGGGGCCTGAACGTCGAGGCGGCCGACAAACAGCGGAAGGCCGAGCACGTGGGGCTGCTGGACGACGCCCTGCTGACCGGGTCGTTCCTGGCGCCAACGGACAGCGTGTTCGCCGAGGACTGCGCCATCGTGCAGTGGGACGCGGACGCGCGCGCCAAGAATGTCCTCGTGTTTGACGACAGCTACCACAGCGACATCATCGACGCCGTGCTGTACGGCTACCGGCTCGCGCGGCACTGGGAGGAGGACGATGAGGAGCTGCCGCCCAGCGACGACGAGCGGCGCGAAATGAGGCTCAAGGCCGCCCTGCGCCGCGCCCGTAAACCGTCGTTCGATGACATGCCGGACGTGCGGGAGCGCGATGGGCAGGACATGGAGCCGGGATCGCCCTGGGGTGACTGACGTGACGCCGGTGCTCCAGTGTGCACGGCAAGCCGCTGTCCGCCCTCCTGCAGATCCTCCGCGCCCACGGCGTCACGCGCTACCAGACCGACAAGCTGACCTTGGACCTCGGCCCCGCGCCGGTCAAGATCGGCGCGCGCGGTCCCATCGCCGTCAACCTGTCGCCCGAGGCGCTCGACGACGAACGCATCGGTGCGGAGGAGCCCGACGACGAGGGCGATCCGAAGTTCCTGCTGGAGCGCCTGTCGCCGCGGTGGTTCCCCGATAAGAAGGCCACGCCGCGCAAGAACAAGGCGGCCCAGTGAGCGACTGGACGTCCAAGGACTTCGTCGGCTCGCCCGACGACCGCGCAAAGGCGATGCTCGACGAGTCGGTCGCCATCGACGAGCAGCAGCAGATCGGCTTCGACCTGGATCGCGACCTCGACCTGATGCGCATGTTCGAGCAGCGGCCCATCACCGACCTGCAGCCCTACAGCGGCACGTTCCTGTCGGCCTCCGGCCCGACGCTCGGGACGGCCGGCCCGACGCAAATCAGCCCCTGGAACGTGCTGCGCGCGGTGGTCAACACGGCGCACGCCATGCTGGCCCGAGCGAAGGTGCGCGGCCGCTTCCTGACGACGAACGGCACGCAGGACCAGAAGCGCCGCGCGAAGTCCGCGACGCAGTGGCTGGACGGCTGGTCGGCCGAGGCGAGCCTGCACGACATCATGGGCGCCGCGCTGCTCGACGGCGAGGTGTGCCGGTTCGGCTGCATCGCGTACACCGAGGTGGCGCGCAAGGTCGTGCTGGAGCGCGTGCTGCCCGGCGAGATGTCGTGGGACTACATGGCCGCGCGCAGCGGCCGGCCCCGCAAGATGTTCCGGCGCCGCGGGGTGTCCAAGGCGGTGCTGATGTCGCGCTTCCCGAAGGCGAAAGGGATCATCGCCGCCGCCGACACCATCCCGACGGAGAACGGCGGGTCGACCGACATGGTGCTGGTGCGCGAGTGCTACGCGGCGCGCACGACGAAGGACACCGACGACGGGTGGCACGGCATCGTCATCGAGTCGGACGCCGGCAAGCGCCTGCTGATGGAGCCGTACAAAAAGACCTGGACGCCCTACACGTTCGTCATCTGGGAGCCGTTCATGGTGGGCTTCGGCGGCACGTCGCTCGCGTCGTTCCTCGAGACGATGCAGGTCGACCTGAACCACATGCAGTGGGTCAAGCGCAAGGCGCGCAAGCTCATGGGCCGGCCGCACATCGGCATCCAGCGCGGCAGCAACATCGACAAGACGCAGCTGACCAACGACATCGCCAGTGTGATCGACTTCACCGACAAGCCGCCGATCGCGCTGGTGTGGAACTACCTGCCGCCGCAGTTCTTCACCGAGGAAGCGCAGCTCATCGCGAACATGTACGGCTTCGCCGGCATCTCGCAGAACGCCAGCGAGGGGAACAAGGCGGCGGGCACGGAATCGGGCGTCGCGCAGCGGGAGGCGATGGAGTCACAGAACCTGCGCCTTCAGATCTACGCGCAGCGCGCCTGGGAGAACCCGCACGTCGAGATTTTCAACCGCGTCGTCGAGATGGCCGCCGACATCGTTGCCGACGGTGGCGAATACGAGGTGGAGGCCGAGGGGCCGAAGGGCATCGACGTCGTGGACTTCAAGAAGACGATCGCCGACCTCAAGAAGAAGAAGGTCACGATCTACCCGACCGGGTTCCTGCCGCTCACGCCCGCGGCGCGCCTCGACTTCATCCTGAAGATGCTCGAATCGCAGCTGTGGGACGTCGACCGCGCCCGCGCTGCCATGTCGGACCTCGACGTCGAGAGCGAGCAGACGCTGGAGAACAGCATTCAGGTCATGTTCTCGCAGCACTTCGAGGCGATGCTGTACGACGGGAAGGCGAAGCACCCCGACGAGCTCGCGGTGGGCAACTACCAGATCGCAATCAAGACCGCCGCCGTGTACCTGGCGATGGCCGAGGTGGAGAAGCTGCCGCGCAAGAACGTCTCGCTCGCCCGCCGCTACGTCGACGAGCTGCGCGAGCTGAAGATCCGCGCCGAGGGCAAGAAGCCGACGCCGCTACAGCCCGGCGCACCGCCAGGAGCCGCCCCGCCGCCGGCGGCGGCACCGATGGACCAAATGGGGGCGATCCAGGCCGGCGCCGTGCCGCCGCCGGGCAACGTCCAGCTGCCGCAGTAGCGGCCCGCCCGCGTGACGCTGGTGCCTGGGTGTGGACGTCAGCACCGAGACACCAGCGGCAACGCCGGCAGCGGCGGTCACGGACGCGCCTGTCGAACTGTCGCTCGACCAGATCGTAGCGGCCGAACTGGCAGCCGCCGACGCCGCCGGCGCGGATGTCGTGCAGACGCCGCCGGTCGCCGCCACCGAGGCAATCCCGCCCGACGGCACGCCCGCAACGTCGCCCACCACGGACGCCCCGCCCGTCGAAGGTGAGACGCCTCCGGCCGAGGCCGACAAGCCGGTCGACGACGTCACCGCTCGCCGCGTGCGCGCGATGCTGGCGAAGCACGAAGCGCGGGAGGCCGAGCTGGCCGCACGCGAGGCCACGATCGCCGCCCGCGAGACGCAGGGTCACGAGAACATCCTCGCCGACCTGCTCAAGAACCCGAAGGCGCTGCTCGCCAAGTACGGCAAGAGCATCGACGACGTCATCGACGCCAGCATCGCCGAGGGCAAGGCGCCGGCGCCGGTGGAGACCGACGACAACCCGCGCCTGACCGCGCTCGAGAAGCGCATCGCTGACCGCGAGACCGCCGAGCAACAGGCCACGGTCAACAACCGCGTCGCCGAGATTCAGCGCGAGATCACCGCGTCGCCGAAATACCCGCTCATCAACCAGGCCAAGAGCGCCTCGCTGGTGACCGACTACATGCTCGCGTACCACGCGACGCACGGCAAGGCGATCAGCTGGGACAAGGCCGCGGCAGCCGTCGAGGCCGACCTGACCGGCATGGGCATCGCCGCGGCCAAAAAGCTCGGCTGGGCGCCGCCCGCCGCGAAGCCGGCCGCCGCCGCCGTTCCCGCGCGCGCCGACACGCCGTCGATCGGCGGCAGCGCGCGCGACGCCGCGCCGACCACGGGTGATGAGCCCGAGGACCCCGAGAAGTTGATGAAGTACCTCGTCGCACAGGCGGGGCTCGCGTGAACGCACACACCAGGAGTTAGCCAATGGCCGCCGCACTGAACGCAACCACCGTCGCCGGGATTCTGAAGCGGTACTTCAGCAACAAGACCGTCCAGAACTCGATCGCCGCGAAGCAGGGCGCGATCTGGAAGGCCATGCCCAAGAAGACCGACGGGGGCGGCGACTTCTGCACGTTCACGCAGGTTCTCAAGGACGTGTTCACGGTCTCGCAGGACTTCACGATCGCGCAGGGGCTGGCGTCCAACAGCACCGTGTCGCCGGGGCTCAAGTTCAACATGCCTTGGCAGGAGATCAACGCTCCGATCCGTGTGTCGGCGAAGGCGAAGGCCCTCACCCGCACGAACGTGACGGCGTTCCTCAACGCGGTCGCATTCGCTGCGGCCTCGGCGATGCGCATGGCGCACCACATGCTGTCCGTCCGCGCGCTGGCGTCGGGCTGGGGCGAGCTGGCGGCGTCGGCCATCACGTACCCGGGCACGCTCGGCAACGACTCATTCAGCGTCAGCAACGGCGCCGTCAACCACTTCGTTGAGGGCATGCCCCTCGTCGCCGCCGACTCGCTGCACGCCGACGCGCTCCGCTCGGCGACGGCCGCGCTGGTGACGACGGTCGACTACGACACCAGTCAGATCGAGACGAGCGTCGCCGATCTGGGTGTGACCCTCGGGTGGGTGACGGGCGACTTCGTGTTCCTGGCCGGCGACCGCGAGAACAGCGGCACCCCGTCGCGCGTCTGCGCCGTCGGGCTGCGGACCTGGCTCCCCCAGGTGCGGCCGATCACCGACACGGCGATCCTCACCGTCGAGGGGACGCTGCGCACCGGCAACAGCCGGGCGTTCGGCAACTTCACCGACGGATCGGCGATGGACGACATCGACGCCATCGAAAAGAACCTCGCCGCGTGCGTGATCATCGGCAACGCGACCGACCTGACCCACTACTGCAGTTACAAGCGGTGGTCCGCGATGTCCATCGCGCTCGGCAGCGATCGGCGCTTCGACTCCAGCGCGAACGGCGAGGGCGGCTTCCTGCGCCTGAACGTCAACGCCATCGAGGTGAAGGTCGAGATCAAGGTCGACCGCAACTGCGAGGATGACGTCGGCTACTCGCTGTCCAAGGGCGCCTTTGAGAACGTCGGCGCTGGCGAGACGCCCCACGTGCAGATGGAAGGCGACGGCCAGTGGGTGCGCGTCTCCGACGACAACAGCTCTGAGCTGCGCATCTACGCGGTGCACGCCTTCACGATGCAGGATCCCGCCGCGTGCGGCGTCGTCCTGTTCGCGGCCCTGACCTGATAGGAGCGTCATGACCCGTCGCAGCTACAACCTCGAGACGCTCAACCCGAAGCTGCTGCTCATCGGTGGCAGCTTCACGATCGGTGCGTCCGGTGCCATCTCGGCGCAGGACGGCGCGAAGCTGTCCGGCGGCACGGTCACACAGACGGCCAGTGAGGACGGGCGGTACGCCGTCGCGCTCGACCGCACCTACAAGCGCGTCCGGCCGCTCGCGCCGCTCATGATCGGGCCGGACGACAGCGCGTTTCCGACGACGACCGGCAGCGATCCACAGGCGCGGTTGCTGACGACGTCCGGGTTCTCGATCCAGTTCAAGCGCACCGACACGCAGGCGGATACCGACCCCGCGTCGGGCACCGTCTGCACGTGGGCGGCGCTCGTCGCCAAGGTCTGATCGTGGCGCTGGGACCCGAATACGCCCGCAACCTCGCCCGGAAGGCCCCCAAGCCCGACATGATGGAGGCCATGGAGGCGCTGGACGCCGAGCCCGACGTCGAGGCGCCCGACGAGGACGCCGACGAGGCGCAACTGCAGTCGGCCTACGCGGACTTCGCGCAGGCGGCGGGCATCAAGGCGTCACCAACGACGCTGCGCGCGCTGCAGGAGATCATCCGCCTGACGAAGTAGGCCCGCGATGAGTGTTACGACCGAACAACTCATCGTGCTCGCGAAGGAAGGCGCCGACCTCACCAACGTCGCGGACTACGTCACCAACCCGACGTGGCTGTCGTGGCTGCAAAACGGCGTCAACGAGCTGCATCGGTTCGTTACGAACAAGTTCAAGAAGACGTACTACCGCACGTACGACTTCACGCTCGCCGCGGGCGAATCCCAGGTCACGCTGCCGACGAACTTCTGGCGCCTGTCGGGGCTGGACATCGACGCCGACACGCCCCGGCGCCGCGAGGTGCGGCCGTTCAACTTCGCCGAGCGCAACCGCTACCGACAGAACAGCACCCGCGACCTGTCGACGTTCGCGAACGATCGGTTCTACAACCTGGTCGGGTCGTCGATTCTCAAGATCCAAGCCGAGGAGCAGGCGAGCGGCAACTACCGGCTCTACTACACGCCGAAGCCGCGCACGCTCCTGCTGGTGCGGTCGATCGTGATGGACTTCGGCGACGACACGTCGGACGGCGCGGGCGCGCTGCACTTCGACTCGGACACGTCGTTCACAGCCGCCGACGTGGGCAACATTCTAACGCTCGACGCATGCACCGATCCAGTCAACGACGGGGACTATGAAATTCTCACCGTTGTTGGGCCCGGCGACATCACCGTGACCCCCGCGCCGCCAGTCGGCGTGTTCGCAGCCCTCACGACGGCCACGGTGTCCACGCCGCTCGACGCCGAGCTCGAACCGTACAGCGAATACGTGTGGCTGACCGCCGCGATCAAGTCGCTGACCAAAGAAGAGAGCTACGCGCAGGCGAAGGAGCTGAAGGAGCAGCGCAACCTGATTCGGCTCGACCTGCTTGAGGCGCTGGAGACCGACAGCGGTGGCCCGGCGACGGTTATCGACACAGACGGCGACGACATCGGTGATTGGTGATCCCCTTCGACGTCGAGCAGCAGGACACGGGCAGCGCGGTGCTCAATCGCATCTTGGCGCGGCTGCGCACAACGCTCGGGTCGCTCACGCAGGCCGTGACCAACGATCGGCTGGTCGACGTCACGTTCGCGGCCGTCGACACGGACGTGCAGGTGTTCCACGGATTGGGCTTCCCGCCCGTGTCGTGGGAGGTGATCGACCGCGACGCCGCCGTGACCGTCTGGCGCTCGACGACGGTCAACCCGCGCCCGCGTGACACGATCATCCTGCGCGCCTCGGCCGCGCCGCTGACCGTCAGGATACGGTTTAACGGCCAGCAGGGCCCGAGGCCGTTTCCGCCCTCTGACATCCCGTTCACGGGAGGGCCGAGCGGCACGCCAAGCGCCCTGGCGCGCTACTGGTTGTCGATCGCAGACGCGTCCCTGCCGAACGCCGTGGACCTGGGAGCGCTCGGCGACGGCATCCTGTACCAGACCGTTGCGGCCGGAATATCCACGCCCGCGATCGTTGCGATCGGTGGCGGCCTGAGCTTCACGGGTGGCACGCTGTCGGTGCCGTCGGTGGCAGCGCGATTCTGGGTGTCCGAGGCGAGCGCGGACCTGGCGAACGAGGTGAACCTCGGCGCGCTGGGCAACGGCACGCTGCAGCAGACGGTGGCGGCGGGCGTGTCGACGCCGACGGCGTTCGCCGGCACGACCGGGTCGATTCCGTTCTACGCAGCAAGCAGCCAGCTCGCGCAGGACAACACCAATCTGTTTTGGAACGACACCACCAATGCGCTGACGCTGGGCGGTGACGTGCTGATGCCAAGGCTGGGCGATCAGAGCATCGACAAGTCGGGGAGCGGCGCCCTGTTCATCGGCACGTCAAGCGCGACGTCGCTCAGCCTCTACACGAACGGGACCGTGCGCCTCGACATCGACAACGCCGGGAAACTGGTTTTCGGCTCGACGTCCACGATGTTTTTCGACGAGGAGACCAGCGTCCTGTCGATCGGCAACGCCGCGCCCAGCAGCTTCATCGGGGTTCAGTACAACAGGAGCACCAACGGTGGCGTCGTGTTCGGGTTCTCGAATCCGAACACGGGAGGCGTCGCCTACACATCGTTCTCGCTCGGGAATGATGCGGGTTTCACTGTTGGGTTTTCGACTGCGCTGTTCTCGACGGGCTCGGCGTACGGATCCCCTTACGGTCCTGGGATCGTGTGCCTTGAGAAATTCGGCAACAGCAGCAACATGCACTTCTGGATCGACCAGAACGTCGGCGACTTCGTGTGGTTCACGAAGGCGATTTTTCCAAACGCGCCCGAGCGCATGCGCATCACCACCGGCGGCGTGGTGTCCATCAACGACCTGGGTGCCGCCGGGACCGGGCGACTCGTACAGGCTGCTGTTACGACGGGTATCCTGTCGATCGCCTCGGCGTCAGATGTTGCCGGGGCGATCGCCTGGCCCCCGGCCGCGACCGTCCTTGTCAGCACCGGAACGAGCACGGCGCCGACGGGGGTCGCGGCGTTCTCATACGACACCGGCGCCCAGCACTTGATCTTGGGCGAGGACGTACAGCAGTCGTGGCACAACCTCGGGGAGATCGGCGACACCACGTACGAGCGCGTCCGCGCCCTATGGTCGTCGAACACGTGGGTGCTGGTCAGCGAATCCAGCGGCGGAACAGTACGCGACATAGCGATCGAGGCTGATACGGCGACGCTAACCTTGAACGGAGCGACCGCGCGGCTGACATCTGCGGCGGCGACGGTCGGCGTTTTTGTGTCGTCGCTCGCGGTGGCCGTCGCGGCCCCGGTAATCCGGGCCAGTGCGGCGGGGGCGACCTTGAACGCGATCAGCGTTTCCGGCAGCACCGTGTCCATCACTGGGAGCACGAACATCACGACGGCCGCGGGGTTCAACTATGTGAACGTTGCTGCTCCGACCTACAGCGGAACCGGCGGGGCGAAGACGATAACAAATGCGGTGACAGTCGCGATCGTGGGGCCGCCGGTTGCCGCCGGCGACGTGACGATTACTACGGCGATCACATTCTGGGTTCAGGCAGGGAGAACGCGCCTGGACGGACACGCAACGGTCGCCGGGTCCGGTAGCGACCTGGGGTTTTTCGGTTTCAACGGCGCACCAATGGCGACGGTCACGGGTAGCCGAGGAGGAAACGCCGCGCTCGCGAGCCTGCTGACGGCGCTGGCCGGGTATAACCTGCTCACCGACAGCTCGACAGCGTAGGAGGAACCGATGGCACTCACACCGCAGAACCTGCTCAAGGCGCGGAACGTTCGCGTCGCCGCTGGATACGACGATTCGATCGGCCTCACCCTGCACGTGGTCGACGGCCCGCTGTGGCGCGCGGCGTACGGGGACGCATCGGCGGGCACGCCGCTCGTACCGCCGTCGATCGTATCCGTGTCTCCCGTGGGCCAGGGCGCAACCGATATCGCGGCGCTCAATGCCCTGTTCGCGGTCATGATCTCGTCAACGGCCGCGACGGCCACGTCGGAAGCGTCGCAATCAACGGCAGCCGCAGCGATTGCGGCGGCGGTCGCAGCTGCGGCGGCAGCATAGGAGAACACGATGAAGTTCGGAATCACCCGTTACGAGCAATTCGCGCTGACCTCCCACCTCGTCGGCCTGCCGTCGCCAAGCCCCGAGCACGGGCGCAAGCGGCTGCGCGCCTGGGACGAGCTGGGCGTGGCCGACCTGGCGGACAAGCTCGCGACCGCCGCGGCGGGCTTCGGCGGGGACATCCTCGTCGCCGACTGGCGCGACAAGAAGGCGCCGATCGCCATCGACCTGAACGCGGACATCCTGGAGTACGTGATCGCCGGCCTCGGGCAGCAGCTCTCCGGCATCTGGGCCGACACGCTCACGCCACTGCGCGAGCGCCTCGATCGGTTGCGCGACAAGACCTACGAACTGCCGCCGGAGCTGCGGGGGCCGTAAATGGCGCGGCCGGTAACCATTCCGCTCGCCGCGGGTCTGCAGACGGAGCTCGCCGACCAGCTGGTCCAGCCGGGCGCCACGTTGCTACTCGAGAACATGGTCCACCCGCAGACGGGCAAGGCGCGGGTGCGCTTCGGGTCTGACATCCTGTCGACGGCGACGCAGGCGACGTTGCCGGCG